GGCGTTAGAGACGCTATTGGTAGAGATATTCTGTATAAGAATGATCTTTCAGATTTAGAAGAAATAATAGACGAGCTAAACAGCGGCAACATCATAAAAGTTTGGCATGAGTATTGAAATATAACCTTAAGCTTATTTGTTGTGAGCTTGCGAACAATCAATTACAGCGCCTTGTTAGGCGCATTACGGAGCGAGAACTATGGATAAGACAGAACTTATTGAGTATTTAAAAGAAGCGCTAGCTATAGAAGTCAAGCAGGAAAAGGGTTTTTATGGTGAGAAGCATACAGAAGTGGTTTTAACGCTTGAAGGCGAGGCAATTTCTTCTGATTACTTAGATTTAGATTTGTAGTGCCTAACCATTGCAAACAACAGCGAACGAAGTGAGTCAGATTGATTTGCTTTGTTATATTCAGACGGAAGGAGAAAGGATGATTAATATAGATGAGCCTTGGCCTGAGTGGAGCAACCAAGACTCCTATAAAGGTATGGCTGTTCATGCCTTATACACACAACCAGCATATATGAAGCGTGATGTAGGGACTAGGGCGAGGTGTGGAGCCGAGGCTGCGTGTCTCTACACAGAAGATGAATTAAGAGTGACCTGCAAGAGGTGTAGCCGTAGGTAGCATTAAGAATATAACAAAACGATAGAGGGTTGAATAATGAAAAGCTTTAAGTGTGGGGAGTGCAAGGAGGGTAAAGAGGGTGTCCCAGCTTATGGAGGGGAGGGGGAGGAAGTGTGTAAAGATTGTTTTGTGGAAGGGGTTAACAAGCAGTTATCCTTCCTGTGGACAATGCAAGCGTTAGCTGGATTGGCACTGGGGAGTATTGGTGGTATTACATTGTTCTTAATGAAGAGGGCGGGATGATGATTTGGGCGGCCCTACAAAAGGTTCAAAGGATTGAAAGGGCGAAAGAGAGGGAAGAGAGGGAAGAGAGTGATCGATTCTACGGGGAGATATTGAAGAATATGAAGAATAGGAAGTCTAGCCTAGACAGGCAAGTAGGTGGTGATCACTATAAGAGCCAGAGGGTAGAGCCACTGGTACTTACATACTTAAACTTTGGATACGAAGGGCTGAGAGCTTCTGTGTATACCAAAGTGAATAAGTACATGACGCGTGATAAGGGGCAGCACATAGAGAACTTAGAGAAGGCGGCCCACTGCCTAGAGATATTAATAGAGAAAGCAAAGTTGGAGCTGAAGGGGGAAACAACATAGTGGTTAGTACAAGAGCAGAGATTGTAACGCGTAGGACTTATAACCGTCCATTAGACAAGAAAGGAGAGACGTTTGAAACATGGGAAGAGACGATCTCAAGGGTTATCTCACACCAAAAGTGGCTATGGGAGAGGGCGCAATCCTCCCCCCTCAAAGAGGAGCAACTATCTGAGCTGGAGGAGCTACGAGATTTTATGCTTCATCGAAAACTTAGTATGGCAGGAAGAACCCTCTGGCTTGGTGGTACTGAGGTCGGACAGACTAGGGAGGCTAGCATGTTCAACTGCTCTTTCCTTAAAGTTCAGACGGTCTATGACGTTGTTGACGCTTTGTGGCTATTGCTCAACGGTTGTGGAGTCGGGTTCTCACCGGCTATCGGTACCCTCAACGGGTTCAGTTCAGTTATTAAGACTGTTGAATTCAAACGCTGTACCCGTGAGCCCTCTTATCGAGGTATGGAAGATAATGAGGAGACAATCGAAGATGGGGTGTGGACTATCAAGATCGGGGACTCGGCCACGGCCTGGGCCAGATCGGTAGGGAAGATACTGGCCGGTAAGACTAAGGTACACACACTGGTTATTGATACCACTGAGATACGTGGCCCAGGTGAACGCTTAGAAGGGTATGGATGGATCTGTGCTGGAGACTCACCGTTAGTCAAAGCTCTTGAAGGGATCTGTAAGCTAATGAACCGTCGAGCTGGTTGCCTATTAACTCGCATCGATATACTGGACTTAATGAACTGGCTCGGCACTGTGCTGTCTACTAGGCGTTCAGCAGAGATTGCGCTATTCTCAGTCGATGAACCTGAGTGGGAAGAGTTTGCCGTAGCCAAGAAAGATTGCTGGAAGGATAATGTACAACGCTACCAATCCAATAATAGCCTCGGTTTTGCTAACGCTCCTAGCCGCTCACAGCTTGTTCATATATTTAGACTTATGGAAGATGCTGGGGGTAGCGAACCGGGTTTTATTAACACTGCTAGTGCTCGTAAACGTGCTCCTTGGTTCTATGGTATCAATCCCTGTGCAGAAATACTTCTTGGAGATAAGTCATTCTGTAACCTTACCGAGATCGATGTCGGAAAGTTTAAAGGGGATGCAGCAGGACTGGATAGGGCTCACTGGATCGCAGCCAGAGCTAACTACCGTCAAACCTGTGTTAACTTGCGAGACGGAATCTTGCAAGAAGCTTGGCACTTAAACAACCAGTTCTTACGCCTCCTGGGTGTAGGGCATACTGGTATTGTTAAGCGTCCAGATATGACCGAGTATGACCTAACCTCCTTACAGCGTACAGCAATAGCTGCTGGCTACAGTATGGCAGATGAACTGGATCTACCTAGACCTAAGAACATCACCACTGTTAAGCCATCTGGTACGCTAAGTAAGATCATGGATACTACGGAGGGGATTCACAAGCCACTAGGGAAGTACATACTGAATAATATTAACTTCAGTAAGTATGATCCAATCCTCCCTAAGATGCGGGAGGCAGGGTATAGGGTGTGGGATAACCCATCTGATGATGAAGCCATCTTAGTAACCTTCCCTGTCAGTCATGACGGTGTAGAGTTCGATGTGGTAGATGGTGTGGAAGTAAACTTGGAGAGTGCAATAGATCAGCTTGAACGCTATAAGATGTATCAGCTGTACTACACTCAACAGAACACTTCAGTAACCATTAGCTATGATTCAGAAGAAGTGGAAGGGATAATCGATTGGCTATTGGCCAACTGGGATATCTATGTAGGTGTGAGCTTTATCTATCGTGATGATCCAACTAAGACCGCGGCAGATCTAGGGTATGCTTACTTACCACAGGAAGTGGTGACTAAGGAAGTGTATGATGAATACTCTGCTGGACTGAAAGAAGTCAGCTTAGATGATGTGAATACGCTAGAAGAATTGAAAGAAGAAGAGTGCGCTACTGGCGCTTGTCCAATTAAATAGAGAGAAGATAATATGTATAATGTAATTATTTCGCGCCCCGTCAACAACATTGACGCCCTGACTTCAGCTGAGTACAAGGGGTGTATCGCCCTCCGACTGAGTGACATGGGGTTGGTATCAGCTGAGTTCTATGATGGCTCACAGAAGGTGTACAAGATGTTCGAGGGGGAGGAATTGGTTAAGACCCCAATGACTGAAGAGGAGATTCTAGCCACACCAGGGCTGGGTGACTACTACCGAGAGCAGATAGAAGCTGCTAAGGTTAGGGAAAAAGATGAGAAGTACGCTAAGGATATGAAGGTACTTCAAGGCGGCTAAAACGAAAAAGGGGCCGGTCATCTCTGACTAGCCCCTTATACTTAGTTGGAGTGCAACTCCCTCATATGTAAAGACATCTCCCTAAGATCCAACTTGTGAGTGTCTACTGCTTCCTTAAGATACCTCTGTCCTTCCTCGACTCGCGCCAGAGTCACATTTAAACTCCCCAACGCTTTAGCTGCTTCATTATGTAACGGTTGTTCAGCTTCAATAGCTGCAACAGCTGCCTTTATAGTAAAGATCTCTATACCCGCCCAACCCGTCACTGACAATAGTATTGCCATGAGAACGGTTTGAAACGAGAATAGATCTTCTTGGTTTAACATGGCCACTCTCTCTTATTGCTGCAAGTTAACGGCTGACCAGGAGGCTACACGGGAGGATAGATCCACCTGCTTATACCCCCAGAGACCCAGCCAATTGTACATCAATTCATTGAACGTCACACCCACAGCTCCCTGCTCCCTCATGTAAGTCATCCATGCTTCGTTTACCGGCCCACCTGCGCCAAACTCCCTAATCCAATCCCCCATGTTTCGATAGGCTGGTATGGTCGTCCCTGCTGGAGCGATTACTAAAGTCTGAGATATATTCCTTCGGGCAGTGGCTGCTGTGAAATTATTTGGATCATCACTTGCCGCAGCCAACTCCCTGGTCGCCATTGCAACTATAGAATCTTGCCCGGCGCTACCAGTTGAAATCTCGGCTTGATTGTCTAAGTAGTTTGTTGGGTAGCCAGTTAGGGCTGCTGTCCGCTGCATGCTCATCTGCGCCAGATACATATTATCCGCCACTCCCCACGGAGCAGTAACTCCAGGCGGGTTTGGAGTAGCGGAGTTAGCAGTAACGGGGATTTGAGCGGCCACAACCCCTCTAAGATCCCCAGACCATCCAGTTATTGCACAGGCTAGGTGAGAACTCTTAACTGCTATATCCGTAGGGAACGCTACAGAAGTACCCCCCTCCGTCCCATCTGCAATCTTCTTGAAGCAAGCAAGTGATACCGCAGAGAATGTCGTTGGTATGTATGTTAACTCCCACCCATCTGGCATAGTGATCACCGGATCCCCACCACTAGACACCTTGGTCAGTAGCAACTCTCCAGCGTTTACAGTTAGGGGTAAGTCCATTGAATGGGATGTCGTCGCAACCGACTCGGTTGACATATTACCAGCTGCTAGTGTTGGAAAAGCCATATCCCCTCCCTACCTTCTATAAAAATATAACCTTTCATCAACTACCCCTTCTCTTATTGCCAAACGGTAAAATCTGTACGAACCCACGCCATATCTCCCCTGGGGAGGGCAGGAGCCAACCCAGTACCATTAGAATCATAAACTCTATTGGCACCTCTTGGACGTTGGTTATGCTCTCTGCCCTATCCCCCAACTGCACTTCCTGGTTCTTGTCACCCAGAGTCGTGTCCACCTCCAGGGAAGGGCCACCGCCACTCCCCAGAGATAGTAGATCCATAGCTGAGCAGCCACTAAGCAATAACACCAGGCTTAGGAATACACTTCTCAGTCCTCTCTTCATTACGTCCCTCCCTCATTAGATGATAGTTCTTCTACCCCCTTACTCACCTCTCCCGCTGCTTCAGGTATAACCTTAGTAGGCTCTCCCTCTACAGAGGTTTGGTCTTTGGGCAGGGGAGCAGTGCCACCAAACAGACTATTAAGATAAATATCGACTGACCCAAAACTATCTTGCCATACTCTAGGGTTTTCACGCGCATACCTCTCTAATGATGAAATGTCACTAACCATCCGTGGAGATATTTCTCCATCAGCTGTTACCGTCTTCTTAGCACCACCTGCCAGCACTGCAGCTACGTTCTGCTCGGCACCTGAAGTGTGTTCCAGAAACTCGAACTGTGTGGGGAGGGATACCTGTATGTTGGTTGGTAGCGCTCCCACGGTGTTGTACTGAATCAGCTTGGCTTCCCTTGCCATCGAGTTCAACACCACCTGCTCCTTAGCAGGGTCTTGCTGCAGCACTCTACGGAACTCAGGCGAGTTAACTGCATCCCCTATATGAACCCCCTTGAATGAGGCTAATGTAGCTTCCAACTCTTCCGCATCCTGCGTCTTGATAATAGGGAGGGAGGTCGTAGGTTCACTTAATACACCCGCCCCCGCTACCGCTTCCGCACTCCCCTCTACAGGAAGGGCTTTCCCTCCCATGATGGAGTTTACCGCATCTAGTTCAACTGCAGCTATCTGCTCTTGTGTCATAAACTCAGACAGCGCCTTCCCTATCGGGGAGTTCTCCAGCATCTTAGATGAGAGTTTGGAGGGGTTTGTGAAAGCGTCTAAGAACTTCTGCCCCAACTCTGGCCCCAGCTTCTCCCAAACAGTGAAGATACCTGGGTTACTGCGTAAGATCTTAGAGTAAGTCATAGACTTCAGCGCACCATCTGCACTCTCTATATCCTTAACAACGTTATCGTAAAACTCAGAATACCCTGCATTCTCTAACTGAGCTGTCCAGGTCGTATAAGTGTCAGTCAAACTCTTCATAGCCCTGGCTTGATCTGCCTCATTCAAGTTAGCCCTCTCTATCTGCAGCCTCCCCCTCTCTAGCTGAGTGGCTGTAAACAACTCCCAATCCCTCATATCAGAGGCCTGTAGTCCACCCTGGACTTGGAGGAGTGTAGTGAAAGTCTGAGAGTCGCCAGCTAACTGCTGACCGATATCAAAGTCTACTATCTGAAAGGCTTCCTGCTGAGAGATTGTCTCACGCTGTTTAAGCGCTTCAATCATAATAGTGTTAGCCCGCTGCTCTTGAATAAACCCTACAGCCAGTGAGGTATTAGCCACCTTCCCTGTCCTAACCAACTCCTCGGCTATGAAGATATCACTCTGGGCTTGAGTGGCCTGTGCCTTAATAGCGGCATCTCTACCTAACTCAGCTGGAGTCTTCCCGAAGAAAGCTGTACGAGCTGCACCAGATGATCCACCCCCAACTACTTGGTCATAAGAGCTAATGAACAAGGCTGACAGTGGATTGGCAGCAAACTCCTTCCTATTCTGCAACCTGCGGTTATTAGCCTCGGCGCTAGAGATAGCTCCAGCATCTAAGGCAGCCTGCAGTCGCCTGTCATTAAGGTCAGCTCTAGCTAGAAACTCCCGCTTCCTCTGTCCCACCTGATCAGCTGTTGGTTCATTCTCAGCCAACTCGGTAGCACCGCTAGTAGCAGGGTCGAAGGCGAAAGCTGCTTCTACTACCGCGGTAGCTTCAGCCTGACTCTCATCACCCCCTAACTGCTGCTCTCCCTTCTCTGCAGCAAACCCTCCACCAACCCCCTGTACGAAATTCGAGATAGCTTCAGCTTGCTGAGCCGTCTTCTGATTGAAGGCTTCAGGGCCATGTACTGTACGTTGGGAGGCTGTAAAGTCCGTCCCACCGATATCTATTTTAAAGTCTGGCATTATTCCTGTATCCCTCTCTCTTCAAATTCTCTAGCCATTCGTGGATTGGTTCTAGCCTTAGCTAAGCCAAGTGTCTCACCCCAGCTCTTCTCCAAATCACTCTCCCACCCTTCAACTAAACTCTTCACTTCCTTCCCCCAAACATCGGTAGGCTCTTTGATCAAGTTGTTGACCTGGGCCGTGATCTTAGACCTGTCATCGTAGTCACCGTACTTAGTGACTATAGCGTTGATGGCGTATAGAGCAGCTTCATTGGCTCCATCTTCATTCTCGTCATGTAATAAGTTCATGATCTGAACAATACGTCTAGCCTCTCCATTCTTAACCGCGGTCGGTATGGTACCACCATCTCGGTTATGAACTTCATAGAAGTCAGCAACTGCTTGTGGTGAGAAGCCAGCAGCCTGAAACAGCATAGTCTGCGTATTAACCTCCCCCCACTCGAAGATAGGTCGACCAGCACCGTTCTTATAGAACTGACTGTGCGTCATATCGTAAGCTTTAATCGAGTTAGCTAATGGCCCTGCAAACTGTGCGGTTGATCTGGCCAACACTTCAGCTACTAACGCCACCTTACTACTCTCCATACCCTCGGCACTGAAGTCAGCGGATAGCGCATTACCTATGTTAAAGATCCAGTTGTGACCTTTATCATACAGGCTGTAACTGGGGCCAGCAAGTATCTCTACTATCCGTTGCCCTTCAAGGGAGGTGTTCATCACCTTCTCCAACAGATCCCCACCTAGCGTCATCCTTCCTGACACTACAGCTTCTACATCCATAAAGTCATTGAAGAACCAAGTAAGCGCTCCATTACGAACAGCCCGCATCTCCTCTTCACTTAGATTGGCAGCATTTAACCCTGCCATATCCAGGAAGACTGGAGTGATATACCCAACCAGTGGCACCCCTGCAGCTCCGAAGAAGGCGATCTGCCCTGCTGCCATCCGCGTCTTTTCACTGACAGTAAACGAGCTACCGAACAGCTTCTCCATGAACTTAGTATTAACTTGCTGGAACTGTGTAGCCCCTGAGATAACACCTGTCTGGAACTTAGCAGCGTTAGCCTTAGACATATCCAACCTGAAGTTCTCTGTCCTGGCCAGTATACTCTGCATGTCATCTGCGTCTGGTGTAGCCTTACCTGGGTTCATACTCTTCCAACGATTGAACGCTGTAGCGAATGATAACCTGGCACTAACCAATTCTCCAGACTTAAAGAAGAATGTATCGTTAGCCATAACCTTGCGGATAGTACCCGCATCATATGGCAAGTTAGCCCACAACCCCTCATAGTCTAAGTTGGAAGATGTAATACTCTGCTTAATCCCACTCTTATCCCAAGCCTTATATCCATCTACATCCAACCCCTTCTTCTCCATCCAGGCTAGATACGTGTCCATCTTAGCTGGCTTGCTGGCAATCATCCTGTCTAGCACCTGATAGGCCATAGACTGGGGTACCGCCTTAGCTGCATGTATCGGGTTAACCGACAGCGCTATTAAGCCACCAGAAGCCTGTACTAAGTACTGAGCTGGATTGTACATACCGAGTAATGAATGGAATGTAGCCCCCCTCACTGTACCCAGGGTAGAGTCGACTATGTTCTTACCATGTAACTTCTTAGCAATCCCACCCAACCCCTTACGTTCAAACCATAAGGCGATAGCGGAAGTCTTAGCCATCATAGATTTCTCTGATGCAGTTGGTACTCCACTGATCAACCCTACTTGTGCGTGAGAGTCTTTAACAAAGCCGTAAGACGGGTGCTTAGTATCAGCAGCCAGTAGGAGGTCATCAAAGCTCCCTGTAGCCCCTCCAGGTACCACCCCTAGGTCTTTGGCTGTCTTCTCCCAACGTTCCCGTATGCCCGCTCTAAACAGGCTTATGGGCATCTGCTTAGACAGGTGGTTTACATAACGCTGTAGTCCGTGTAAGGCACTCTCCCTCTCAGCTAACTGAGCTTTCTCTTCTAGGCCGAATGGAACTGAAGTTTTCTTCCTAGCTCCAGTGAACTGTCCACGAGAGATATTAGTATACTCAGCCTCCCTAGCCGCGGCAGTCATCTCACCGTCAGCCAGTACATGCAGCTTAGAAGTGTCAGGCTGTCTCTCCATCCAGGTTACTGCATCTGCATGGTTATCGAAGTAGCGGAGAGTGTGTGGAATACCACTCACCTCCTTGCCACCGATATTAAGCGTACTCTCCTGCTTAACGAAGAAGTGTCCATCCTTAGCGATCTTAGGCATGTAGCCAGTACGTTGCCCTAGAGCTCCAGGTGAAGGGGACATGAACGCATCATCTTTAACCAATGCCCATTCTAAGTTAGTCCCCTCCCCTTTGATAAACCTCCCTTCCGTAACCTTAGCTAACCTAAACCCTTTACCATACTTGTCAGTTATCCACTCCTCTGACATATCACTAGCTTTCTCAAATCTATGTGTGGTAATAGAGCCGTCAGCTTTCATAACTCCAATAGCGTGAGTGTGAGTGGAAGACTGTTCAAATCCCATCCGGGCAGCATTGGCATCATCATAGCGTTTCATTGGTACAGAATCATCTGCCCAGTCCACTATCTTAATCCCTTGAGCGTTACGCATATCCAAGATCTGCTTGTCTTTAGCGTAGTGCATGTGGTCGACTACTTGCCTAATCCCTTTGTATGCAGCTACTTCCTTCTCTGTGTACACTACTCCAGTGGTACCGGACAGTAACTCCTGTGCGGTATAAACCTTCTCAGCCTCATCCCCTTGCAGTAACAGAGCGTCTATCTTCTTAAACTCCCCCTTATTCAAACTCCCTACAGCACCCCTGATAGCCTTATCGTAACTCTCACGTATGGCACCAGCTTGGAAGTTCATCTGAGCGGGGAGCTGTACCAGAGTCTCACCATCATCTTTAAAACGGAACAGGGGAGAAGTAATGTGAGCATCTAGGGCATTATACCCCTTGATACCGTCAGATTCGAATGTAGTAGTATCAGACACTTTAAAGAAGGACTCCCTAACCCTCTCTTCTCCCTCAGCTCCTACCCTGTAATTTATCTTAAACCCCTTGGCATCTTGCTCTACATTAAGGATGTCAGTTAGAACATCTTCTTTCTGTAACGCCTTAACCTCACGGCTTATAGCCAACTCCCTCTCAGCAGGCTTTAGTGCCAAACCATACTCGCTAACTTCTTCTACTTTAGCTAGGTTCAACCCCACTGCTTGCTGTGTCTTAAGGATCTGAGCTGCCATACGGCTGTTAGATCCAGGTACCATCTTCATCAGTGTCTGCCCGCCAGGGACGATTGTAGCAGCTGCATCCAGCACATCTACTCCACCCCTTACCAACCCACCGGCCAACCCCTTAGATACGATCATAGACGCACCCTTGACGTTACCTGACTTCACAGCCCTGTTGATAACGTTGGTGGTCTTGATCAGCCATTTCGGTACGGCAGTAGCAATACCTCCCACGATGGTAGCAGTGGTCACAGCTTGATCTGCTACACCGAACTTAGCGAATAACGACAAAGAGTCTTTATCATAATTACCTGTCAGGTTCATCAATGTCTCTTTCAACATGATGCGGTTATCGCCAAGTATATCTTCCCAACCATCTACGATTGAATCCACAACCTTAACCGCTTCTTCTGGTGGCAAGGTCTTAATTCTAACACTTAGTCTCCCCAGGAAGTCAGAGTAGTCCAGAGCATCCATAGCGGTATATTCCATACCGACTATCTTGGCTACTTCATTCATCCTGATATTCTCTACATCAGGGCCAAGGAAAGAACCTATGTCCACTACATAGTCACCAAACCCCATCTCGTCACCAACCAGCATAGCTTGATGCTGAAGGTAACTCATGATGGCATACTCGTCTTTCTCAGAATCAGTCAAGTCAGCAGCATACGGCTGTCCCTCCACTTCATCTCTATACCCCTGCCACACTCCCATGTTAGCGGACTGGAAGCTTTGCAAGCTATCCGTCACTTCCTCTGTGGAAGGCGGGCTCCCTGCAGCTATACCTGTCTCAATCCGCTCATTCAGGTCACTGATATACCTTTCGCTGTGCTTAGCAGCTAGATCTTCAGCTGACTTAGATAGGTAGTCTGGGTCATTGTTTACTTGATCGTATACCCGCTCTCCATTCTCCCCTCTGCCAGATGCCACTGAAGCGTCATACGCGGCTTCTGAGCCACGTTGCATTTCAGTAGGGTCAGTGTATGCCTGCTCTGTTACTTCTGCTGAGAACGTCTGTACGTCGCTCTCTTCTACTTCATACTTACTCATATAACCTCTCGCCTCTGAGAAGAAAAGAATTTAACCAACTGTTTTGTCTTTGTCGTTACTTGCCAGTTTACTTCCGAGACTGGAAGCTAGAGAAGAAGTTGCTATACTACCTGCCGTCCCTATCAACCTCTCACCAACACCTACTCTGGATGCATTAGCGACATTCTGTGCCGCATTAGTCAAGATATTAGCTTCGGAAGTAGCCCTGTTAATACCGCCGATGTTCTCTGACAGCTGGGCTCTAACTGATTGCCCTCCTACTATGGCTGCACTGCTGACACCCTGGCCACTGGCCGCCGCTACATTCGTCAGCTCTGCCTGAGCTGACTGAGCCTTAGCCCTGGCCACCCTCTTAGACCTAGCGGCCTTCTCCCCTCCAATAGCTCTCTCGATCTTAGTCTGCCCTTCCTGAGCCTCCGCTACCTTGCCAGCCCGCTTGTCTGCTGCTACCGCAGCTACTATTGCTGCCGCTATTGCCCAGTAAGCCATACATCCCCCTCAATAAGTTTACTGTCGAGATCACCTTCACCAAACTCTCTGACTAAAGCCCCCTCTAACCTTAACACCCTCTCCCTGTATTCAACATTAGAAACAAGAGAGGTACCGCCATAAGTTGTTAACCCTGCTAACTTAGTCATAACACCTCTCTATGTATTTATATTAATAAAGAAGAAGAGTACCTTCTTATACTATCTTATACTGTCTTATACTCTCTAATACCTTCTTACAGCCCCGGCGGCCTATAACTATAGTTACGCACAGAATCGCTAAAAGTAAACCTCATCAAGTATCTTCTTCTAATATTTCTGTATTCCAACCATAAATATGACAGTCCTTACCTGGTTCAGATGTGAAGTTTAAACTTAATGCGTTACCTCTCCCTCTGACTTTATTCTTAGTAGTTACGACTGTATACCCATAGTCCATCGAGTCATTGACATCCTCTGGCGTATATAACCTAGGAAGTTTGTAAGCTTGAAACTCAACTCCCCACCTTCCAGCAGCTTCTGTCTCAGTCCATTCCCACTGGGCCTGTACTAAGCAACTACTCGGGCCGATAGGTTCAAACCCCCCTTCATTCCCTTCATCCGTAAACCCTTGCTCTGTACGTCTGAAGTGAGTGAACAGGTAAGGCATGCGCTTATCCTGAGTCGACTTACCACCTGTCCAGTAGCCAGTAACCAATCGGGCTGGGCTGTCTATACCATCACCAATGTCTGGCCAGTCATAGAAGTCTATGTTACCCAGCTGAGCTACGGTGTAGTTCCAATCCCCTGCTTCCTTAACGGCAACTAAGAACTTAGTGGATAGCTTGGTAGATTCCGATACAGTACGTATCCCTGCAGTAACATCCTCCCCACCGTCCGTCACGGTAACTCCCCCATCAGTAACTAGGGTGACTATTGGCTGAGAGATAATGATATCCGCTACATCGATATACCCCATAACGTAGGCAGTATCAGTTGCGGAATCTATAGCGTTAAACTCATTCTTATAGAATGCTTGTAAGTTCAGGTCGTATATCAACTCTGAGTCATACAGGTTTCCGCTAGGGAGGGTTGTAGATCTATACAGCCACCTCATCTGGCGAGAAGCATTATCGTAGACAGATGTAACTTCCCTCTTAGCATCCTGTGGAATGGAGTCGTAGAGGGATTGTATAGTCGCCTGAGTTATATTAGTCGACACTCCGCGGAGGGATGTAGGGTCTATAGAGATCACCTGCAGTCCTGACTTAGCCCAGTACGCTACCCCATCTTCGGCAGTCAAAACTCCCTTACGACTCAAAGCCCCTATAGAGGATGTCTTTGAGAGGCTCTGGTTGGTCGCTGAGAAGGTATTCTCCCCTCCATGTATCTCCCACACTCCGTTGGACGCAATAACGAACAGGGAGTTTCCTAGAGGGGCTAAGGCATACACCTCCCCCATCTCTGGAATAACTACGAACCCTCCATCCGTAGCTAGTACATCATTAAAGTTCTCAGATGTCTGATCGTTCTGGGTATAGCACTTCTGAGCGTTCTCGGTACCTACCTGAGAGAAGGCGATCATGGTGTTGAGGTTTGGAGAGTTGTCATCACTGCCTGTCAGAGAGGTCTGCTGGAAAGAGTAGAACAACCTCCCCGCATAAGCAGCGACATTGGTAACTCCACCTAGAGCCTTATCAGCCGGCAACCCTGTAGATACATCTGAGACATCCAACCTGGCCCCGCCTCGATCCCATATATCTTCAAGTATCTTGCTCCCCCTGCCCGCTTCTATCGTCCCCTCAGTCCCCTTGTACAACCCCCAAGACGAGTACGCCCCTATGGAGGAGACATGATCGGAAGCTTCAAGGAAGTTAGCGTGAATAACGTCCGAGTTAGATGGGTAGAAGCCTTGATGAGAGAAGGTGTTATCAAGAGGGTCTTCATTGCCTCCCTCCCCTCCATTGGCCTTACCTGCACACATGAATATCTCTGGCCATCCCTGGTTACGTAGGTTGTACCTGTGGGTTTCAGAGAGGGTTTCAGGGCGCTCACCAGGGCTAAGGCCGTCATCCACACCCCACAGATCCCTCATATGCAGAGCATAGTTCTTTATGGTTATTGTCTCGAAATCCCTGTTATACGATAGGGTGTATACGAGGTCGTCCCCTCCCGCTATAAACAACTTCCCATCGATAGAGGTCATTGACATGATCGTGGTGGCATCAATTTGACTTAGGGTGAGGGTTGTGGAGATGGAATCTGCAGTTATCACATCAGAGTTCGCATTGAAGAACTTTAACTTGTTCCCATCCTGAACTGCTAGGATCTCAAAGTCCCCTATGTTATCTGGATTCTCCCAACGGTGAGAAGTTACTGCCCCAGTGGTTAGAGAGTCCAGAGGGTGGAGTACGTAGTCATCCTCGAACCCCATACCGAATCGTCTCTGTCTACTGCCGTCCCTATTGAGGACATAGTTAGCCTCATCTAAGGAGGCATTGTCGGGGTAGGTTAGAGGGCCAGCCTCTGTTACCAACCCCTTGACAAACGTATTAAACTCAATCCGACCCTTCGCCATCTAATTTCTCCGCTTGCTTCTCAGCCTGTTTAGCCTTCTTCGCCACTGCTTTGTCTTTAATCGCCTTGAGGTTCTTCTTAGCCACCTCTTTCTGGGCAGCTTCGACACGGTTCTTCTCCTCAAGCTCTTCCTGCTCTGTCACTACATCCCTAATGAGGTATAGTTTAATGGCATCTTTGGCTACCTTCATCTTAGTCCAAGCCCCCTGGAGGGCGGCAGGTGCAGGGCCACCTCCTTCATAGACTATTCTATATTCGCCAACTTTGTTGGTCTTAACGATTAACTCTTTTTTAGCTTTCACCAGAATACTGCCTCGGATTAAAATGATTACCGCCGCCTGACTTACCAGAGCGCCTTCCGTAGTTAGGGTATCTAACCCCACCCTTGACTGCCCAACCTCGCTGAGACATCGCTATATTGCCTCGTATGGCCTGCTGCTCAGCCTTCTGATCTATCTGCTGTTTGATTCGAGCAAAACAGATACTCTTCGCTTCCGCTATTAGTAACGGGAACGCTTCAGAAGGGAGGTCAGGTACGAAGTCATCTTCTACTGCCCACGAGGGCTCAAAGTAGATTACACATTGAGCGCTTGCCCCTTGGAGGGTAGTGGATAGATCTTCTACATAGCTATCGGTGATGATTGATACATCGTCAAAACTGGTGTAGTAAGTTGGAGCAACATCATTCTGAATAAACAAGTCGGTACCATTAATACTGATGGTATCCACATTATCGTTATCAGGGTTGCTGATGATGTTCATCTTACGAATAAACTCATCGGGATATAGATACTTCAACTCTTTAAAGGAAGCTCTATCCTCTTCCTTAACCCGCTGGCTGTACGACAGGAACTCTAGCTTAGAAGTCCCCTCTGGTATCATAAGCTGGTTTGGAATAGCCGTATCATTACTGTTCTCTAGCGTAACGGTCTTCCTCAAATGAGGCCAGTCTTTGCGGCTGATAATCTCAAAGAATGAACTCTTGATTATTCGCGCTACCTGCTCACTCTCCTCACTATCCCCTATCGCGTTAACGAGGTCAGAGTCCATGTCAGAAAGTATATCTATTGTCATCTCAAGCAATGAATACTTCATTTCTTCTTCCCTCCCTTACGGCCACCGCGGGCCTTACCCGCTTTGTTACCAATCTTGCCACCTTCAGCTCTATTGGACTTAACATCCTGAACCTTACGATTAGACTTAGCATTACTCCCACCATTCTTTAATGGCTTCTTATGCCCTATATCTTTACCGTCCCCCTTACTAGCCGAGCCACTCGCTATAGCCTCTCTACGAGCCTTATTACGCTTAGCGCGATTCTTCTTCTGCTCAGGCTTACTATTAAACTTCCTTTGAGCTTTGGAGCGTTTACTAGCAGAGGCCTTAGTTTCACCTTTCTTCGCCATAATTATCTACCCTCTTTAACCTTAGCCACTTACCGCAAACATTTGGAAGAATGCACAATCCAGATCCTGAGAGCCAGATGTTCTAGTGATCCACAGCTCTATCGTATCCAGGTTCGACAGCTCTACAGGGACTTGGAAAGAGAACGAAGCATCCGCCCCTGTTGGAAACTCTACTCCGCTGATAACATCCACACTCCCTGAAGTTGTAACAGCAGTTATATCACAAGTGATGTTCGACCCACCCGAAGACTGTCCAACAACTGTCCCACCAAGGGAGACTTTAACATCCTCAAGCCCTATGTACGATAACCTGTTATCAGCACTGCCGTCATCAAAACGTTCTGAAGCGGCTGCTAGGGTGGAAGTCCCCACAATCTTAACTGGAGTCGATGTAATAAGAACAGTATCATCTCTGCCAGAATCCTTAGAATACCCCCCTAGAGTGGCACTGTCTGTAACCCCTTGGTTCCCACCAAACTCCCATTGTAAATCTGAAGATGCTATGTCCGAAATATAAGTACCAGCCCCGGTGAAGATATTACCTCCGATAATCCCTCTACCTCCGGAGTTCAGGTTTCCACTTGACACCAAACCATCTATACCAACCGAGCCTGATGCTACTGTAAACTGGTTCCCCTCACCGAAAGTTACATAATCAAAGGTGGCACCGTTCAAGTCGAACATAGTACCTGTCCACGATATGAAGAATCCGTCTGAAACTGTTAACCTGTTATGAGAGCCCGTGAATAAGAAACCCCCTCCTGGAGCGCCAACAACCCCCATGTTATCCATCGCCGTAATACCACGATTGTCTATAGTCCCCATCGAACCGCCTGCCGTGATAAAGTTCCTGGACATAATAACGGTATCATCTATAGCACCTGACAGGTTGAATACAGATGACGATAGGTTTGTGGTAGTAAGGAAGTGTGCAACCATTCCGAACTGGTTGGAGGAGTTGATCATAGAACCCGTTCCAGAATATGTAAAACCGTCTACGAGGCCGTTATGTCCGAAAGTGAAAGTGTCATTACTGTATGTTAATGTGTTGGCACCGAGTGAAATGGAGCCATCTAAAATATATGTTGTTGCTGCTGCTAGAGTTATGTTTCCGCTAACCGGATCAGGGAGGTCTGATATATCCCTCACTATAACTTTAGTATTATAAAAACCTGGAGCTACTGACCAGGCACCTGAACCTAGACCGTCAGATACATACACCTCGCCTGCGCTTGCTGTAGCAACCCCCTTGGGTTCGTGTAGTGAAGACCCTGTAAGGGTATTATGCTCTGCCATGCTGATTTATCTCCTAGGGAAAGAAAGGGGCAGAGGGTAATAGATACCATGCCCCGAATACTACTTAGACGCGTGTAAACTCTACAACTACTTTAGCGTAAGAGCCTGCAGCATTAGCAACGGCAGCAGTCGGATTAGAGACTGTAATGACGTCTGTGCTGTCGATAGGCTCAATTGCACCTAGCGGTACATCTACCATACCTAGAGAGGTAAGGGCGACAGGAGCGGTATTGATGGGGCTGCCACCAATGTCCAGATCGACTGTACCAGAAGCGAATGCGTTATCGCTAACTTCTAAGTAGCAAGAAGAGATCATACCGTACCCTTCAGGGATAGTATAACTCTGTGCGGCTAGAGCAGCTGCATCATCGCCATCAAACTCGAATACCAACCGAGCTTCACCGGAAGCAGAAGAAGTAATGCCTTGTACATTACCAACTTCCCGCTCACCGTAGCGTTGACCTACACCTAGGCCATTTGTACCTGTTTCATATGACATATTAATTTCCTTTAAAAAATATTTAGTAAGTACCCCGCCACCTGGAGAGGTACTAGCCTGGTTTAAACGTAGTCAGTAGCACTGGTGCCAAGGACAGCCAGAGTATCTAAACGCTGAGCACCAAAGCCGAAGCGAGCAGTCTGAACGAATTCATCACGCTGTAGATCCTTATTGCGAGCCCCTTCAACTTTAGGGACTTGACGCCATGCAGCCATAAGCGGCTTAACGTTATCATCCAGTACACACATGAACAAGTTAGCAACACCATCTGCAATAGTGGTGGTACCGTCACCGACACTACCTTTAGGTAGACGGTTAGAAGTCATGATACTCCAGCCGAAGATATTGGTCACGAACGAGTGCTCACGAGCAAAGCCACCTTCAAAGATTGCCTGAGAAGTTGGGTTAGCGTTCAGGTCGCCAGAGACGATCTGGTAAGTAGTGTTCAGCGTGGCTTCAACGATTGGATCTACGACACCGATACGACCACCCATTGGAACTTCAGCTTTGTTAAAAGCCAAGCGTAAGGCGATCAGATGAGCGGTAGAGAAGACACCATTAGTCTCAGCTGAAACGATACGGTGGGCAAAGCCATTGATATCGTTTGGATCACTGTTAGTCTGGGCAGCATTCAAAGTATCGAAAGCTTGAGTCTCAAAATACTCCTGGATAGCGCGAGTAGCTTCACTCCCACGGGCAGCCAATAGAGTCTCGATCTGTGAACCGTCTTGACGCATTTTGTCGGTCACATACCAACCATCGCCTACATACTCAGTAATACGGAGTTCTACTTCACCAGTCTCGATAGGGCTGTACTTGATAGGGGCGTCTTCTGACACCTCTTGGATCTGAGCCTCACCGATAGTTTTGATATTCAGAACTTCACCTGAGCCGAAGTCTGAGACGTTACGGTAGAACGTGCTAGGTAGCAAGCCATCGTGTAGAGTTGAAAGAATGAAGTCGGAATACTGTTCCGCTTCAATGAACGAAGTGTTCGATTGGGTTGTAATTGCCATTACTTGATTTCCTTAAAGTTAGAGTTAGAGGCCTAAGCGCTTATTAGTGACTTCCGCAGACTTCTTCCATTTATCCAATGCGGAATTGGCAGAAGGCTGGAAAGGGTTGAACTTAGGTTTCTCCGTTTCATTGCCTGTAAAGCTAGCTGCTGTTACATCTGAACGTAGGGCTGGCTTAACAGTTCCTGTTTCGGCTGTGACACCGAGCAGTTTTAATACAGCTGTTGGGTTGGATGCGGATAGACGGTTAATCTCCATTTTAGAGAAACCTACTTCTGCTGCAGCTGCGTAATACTTAGCCTCTGCTTCCTCGCCATGAACCTCTTGAAACTTATTAGCTACTTTCGAAGCGTTAGATTTCTGGGCTGATGCTGTATCTCGGCGCTCAACTACTTTCTCTAGTAATTCAGCAATTGTACCCTCATCGAGTGTTGGAGCACTTGTGGGTGCTGCTTCGCTCTCTTGAGGTTTCATAGCATTCAGAACGTCTTGGAGAGTAGTGGACTTCTCCACCCCCTGTTTGAACGTAGTGTTTTCTTGTTCCAAACGACTGATATGCTCCTGTGCAGAGTTCAAGCCCTTCAAGGCGTCCTCTATAGTTGCATACTTCTGATTGCCTTCGGCGTTAGTGATACCTGCTAAGAGCTGGTCTACCCCTGAGATTTCTTTTACGCCTTCTGAAGCAGACTCTTGTGGAGTGGCTTCTGTTTGATTGAAGATAGACTGGTCGGTCATCTTATAAGTCCTTAATTTTGAGTAATGAAATAGCTTCTTCCAGGGCTCTTTGATACCCTATGGAGTCTGCCTGTTTGTACGCCCAGTTAGCAACATCATACTGCTTAGGTTGCTTAAGATCAGCTTTGTGAGCTTCTAGGGTACGACTTAAGACGAGAGCAAAGTGGTCGAATAGATCTTCAACCGCCTTACACCTCTTCTCAAATTCTTCTTTGGAAACATCCTTTGGTAGCGCTGATGTTACTTTACTGCTCAGTCTCATCCTCTGCCACTCCTGGTGTCTCCGCTTCTACTGCCAATGTCTCGTTAGCAGTGTTGGCTATTGATTGTGTCTCAGCCTGTTCATGAACCGCCGCGTTAGGTCGTATCAGATCGAACTTACCTAGCTCGAAGACATCTTCAACTAATGCTGCTGCAGCCTTACCGCTAAGGTGTGGAGCTATTAGCTGCCCCAGGCCACCGTTCATTGTGTTAGTTAAGTTCTGGATGATCATGGCAGTCTGTCCAAAGTGTCTAGCACCTACTGGACGCACTGTACCGTTCTTAACCAGTTCGTTATTAGTGATCACAGAGAAGTCTACAAACCCCAACTCTTCATCCATAAGCGGTACAGTAGTACCAGCCTCATGTAGCTGAGCTTCTGCAAGCAACCCCTTCAGACAGTTCTCCAGCATTATCTCGAAGGTCACTGCCTTCTCCTGGAAGATCCTACCTGCTGCGTTATCTAGTGACTGCACTTCGAATGCTGTCTTCTCTCCTGGAGTTCTAATCCCCATAGCTTGCTTAGGCGCACCAGCATACTCTTCCATACGCTGTTCTAGCAAAGTGATCTCTTGCTCTGCTATAGCCATGCCCTGAACACTCTTAGTTAGTTCAGTAACACTGCCTTCACCGATGATCTGGATAACAGCTTCTGGAGCCCACTCAAAGGGTTCTACATCCCCCTGGATAGCCAGTGGTGGATGAACACATAAGTCCATAGCATCGGACTTAAGATTCTGCAGGTGGTCTATACGGTACTGCATGCCTATCAGGTTATCCAGCGGCCCCATAGCGTATAGATTGTCAGGACGCTTCCTCCACCCTGCATGGCTAATATTGCCTACACCTACGGGAGAAGTAATGTCCGACATACCCACGGTGATACTGCGATCAATGATAATGATCTCTTTACCCTGGTGCAGCTTGTCTTCTTCACTGTCGTAGTAGTCCCCTAAGAATCGTAAGATCTCAACGTACTGATCACCGTAATACTCCTTCATGTCACCGAAGCCATCTACGCTGAAACCCAGAGCTTTATGGAAATCATCAATGCTGTAGTTACCTGCAGCTGACCTCATCTCCTTGGTCTTGGCATACGCCTCTGCCCAGGAAGGGTCATTCTCTGCAAGCTTAGCAATCTCACCAATTGATTTGATATAACGAATAATCTTTGGTGACTCTTCAAACGTCGGTGCCATCGGATTGAATACGATGTCCAGTGGACTGATCCGTCTTAACCTAGGGCCGACATAAGAACTTGCATACTGGCCATTACCATCCACGGACTGTGTACCATAATCCCATTCAGGTTCGGCAAAACAGTTCCCAACATCAATGTAATCATATAGTAGCGCACTAACTTCACTCCTTAAGTCAGACTGAATCATCTTATGTCGCATATATGCAGTTATCATTTTGCGAACTTCCTTGCTGTTCGCAACCTTATCGTAAGCATCCCAACGTAACCAATTGTCGTTGGGGAATATAGCACTTAAATAGTTACTGTGAAGATTATCCCGTATCTGGCACAGCTTAGGCATTGTAGTAGAGTTCTTCCACATACCCTGGTTAGATGTCGTTGTGGAGTCAGTGGCAAAGATATAGTTCCTCCGCTCCTTATACTCCTCTACCCAGCTGTCTCGTTGGCTGGTGTAGTTATCCCACATATAAGCGATGTTCCTTCCGGACTGATCTTTCACCCGATCAAACATCCCAGTTAATTCCGCTATCTTACCTGCCATTCGATACTCCACCAAAACGTGTATTATAAACTATATTAGACTTCTTAACTCCCAGCTGACCCAACCCTCTAGGTGCTACGGCTATCTGTACTACACTGGCCAGAGTATCCTTGAGATCGTCATGCTTGGGACGGGCTAGTATCAGCTCCTCCTCTAGGGCGCTAGTCAACCCTCCCTTAGTATGGTATACAGTTAAGTTCTCATACCGCGGCTCTAGGATAGCAGCTATACGCTCTGCCTTAGACCCTTCATTCCTGGTAGGACGGTTCTCGTCAATACTTAACGACATCCCCTCCTGCCTGATATAGTCCTTGAAGTCTCCAGCAATCATGCTCTGAGCGGCTGTAACCTCCGCCCTCAACTTCCTGAATGACCACTTCTGATGCATGACCACTAAGTGATCGAACATCGTCTTGATCTTATCAGTCTTAAATCTGTCCATATCCAATACGTATATGTAACCATCAGGGTCTATCCCGATAACTACGATAGCCGTGTAATCCGACTTCTTGTTGGTAGTGTATGCGAAATCGATTGCCGCATAAACATTCAATGGCTTACCACGAACATTCCACCGCCCTTCTAAGAACCGTACACTCTGCTCTTCTATGTACTGGAACCTATCTCTCTGGATCCGATCACTACCTGGGTCATTCGGATCGTTGTAATACTGTGCGTAGTACTGAACGATATCATCATACTCCCCTCTGATACGCGAGAGGACGTTCTTGTTGAATCCGAATACCTTACCCCCTTTCTCCGATCTAGGCCAGAGGAACTCCCCCTTAACTTCTACAGCATGCTCAACGATATCCCATACCGGAAGTGTATCTTCCAGCTCGTCGTTATCATCGTAGACTTCATACTCCTGGTGCCTCCAGGTGTCATAGACATCAGCAGGGTGGTATCTGGTACCACAGGCTAATGTGAATCCACCAGCGTTCCTGATCGATGTCATCTGGGAAGCCTTCTTAGTAACCAGGCTCCTCCCCTCCATCGTATACGCATTCTCTGGTACCACTATATCGTCAGCGATAATGATATCAGCATGCCAGCCGGTAGTATTTGTTGTTAACCCTGCAGTAGCAATAGTGGCATCTCGTATACCCTCATCCCCTCTACTGTGGTGATCGATACTTATCTTACGGTTATTCCACATCTCCCTCTTCCCCTCTTGGGGGTGGATATACTCTGGGAAGAAGTGTTGGTAAGCATCACTCTCAAATATATTCTTTATGGCGTAAAGCTGTGTCTCTGCCAACTCACTGGTAGCAGATAGATATAGCATAGTGACTTCAGGGTGCCGAGTAATTAACCAGGCACACGCTGTAGCAACCATATGAGATTTTAAGTGAGCCCGCGGTAACATGACTAGCTTATTAGCGGTCAGTGTCTCCCCTCGCCCGAATAGAGAATACTCCATCATCCACTTGTACAGTTCCATATGGATATCACCATACGCGTACTGTGGATTCATTGTCTTAGCAAATACTCGAAGATCAGCTAAACATAACTCTCTGCGCTCTATAGTATCTGCGTCCATCTTAGCGATGTGAGTTTCTGCTGCTTTTCTCCAGGTCATACTTTACCTCAACGGTGTCAGGAAACGCTTAGAGGCTTCCACCACCTTAGCTTCTCTATTTACTTTCTTCTCAACTTCTTTCTTAGATGGCCTGCCAGCTTCTCTGACATCCCACCCTCGGTCAGCCAGGAACTTATTAGCCTGGTAGTGACCACCTTCAGCTTCAGCAGCTATACGCTCAAGTGACTCGCAACGTATGGCTACTTCCAACTCCTCTTTCCAATCTTCTATATGGCAATGGAACGTACTGTTCTCTAGCGCCTTCCAGTGGGCATAGCCCCCCAGATGCGCATTAGCGAACTTATACCCTGTCATATCTTTCAGCTCGACAAAGCGTTCCCTCCCCTCTTCGAGGGTCATAATGATAAACTCTTTATTACCTGCTGCTGTCTCAGCGAACAGGCCAGTAGTGAGCCATCTATTCCCTTTATCTTTAAACATTATTTACCCACTCTCTAAACTGGTGTGTTAGCTGTTGTAGTTAGTATGCCAAGTATTGCAGGAACTTTTGTAAGCGCCATAATTATTATCTCAGCTTGGCTTATTTAGTTAGGTATCCGTAGCACCTTAAACCCAACACCACCTGAGTCAGCCGCACCGACAGTCACGCGCTCAAGGGTGGCGTTATCTACATCATAAAGAAGCATCGAGGTATTGCCAGCTGTAGCGTCATTATCAGCACTTATTCTTGTTACATCGTCAACTCTCAAGCTCGCCGACGCACCCGTTAATGCGTATTCTCCTTCAATATCCCAGCCATTAGCCGGCACTGATTTAGGTGCGATAACTTGGTGCCCTCTTGGTAAATAAAGCTGCGACCTATTGCCGCCCGTTGCATCTCCAGTTAAATCAATCTCATCACCATCAATAGTTGTGTAACTATTTACGCCAATTGTAGTGTCATTAACTCGGTTAAGTTTAATGCCTGACAAGCCCTCAGAAATAGGGTTTCCTGAAATAACGCCAGCATCAACGCGGTCGCACAGTATCTGTGTGCCGTCGTAAGAACCTGGGCCAAGCGCTGTAGTAGAATTATTCTTAGAGCAGGTGTTACCTATAACAGTGGGGTTTATCACAGAATCTGCACCCGCATTATCCCCAAGATGCAAGCCCGCTGAGTTTACGTTGTAATTCTTACCGAACCTATTACCAATTATCTGTGGGTTTGTTCCGATAAACTTACCACCAGTATTACACTGGTCAAGCTTGTTAAGTGTGACTAAGTTATTGCTCCCATCTTCAAGCACCCCAATATCAAAGCCTTTCTTAATCTCGCCATCGCTAACAACATTATCGGAGCCGGTGATGTGGATACCGATACTACCGGTAGTGATGCCTGTGCCGTCCAGGATGGTTACAGGCTCGGCATCAATCAGGAATGACTCAAAATGATTAGCGCCAGACTCCAGGGCGACGCACGCGGTAGGACTCGTTGCATCAAACCGAGTAATCAGTATATTTTTAGTAGATACGATTCCGCTACTGGTGGCAGTGACAGCCCTTGTTGCATTCTGATCCATATCAATAGATATGTCCCTTAGAATCAATTGAAAAGAGTTTTCTGCTAAAAATACGCTTTTCGCTGTGTCATTGAAATCACACAAGAAAGTACAATCAGCCGCCGATAGTGAATAATCATAACGGTCGCCCTCTATAATAACGCTTCGAGTGGTCGCTAATTCATCAGTCAAACGATAGGGGCCGCCATAAGCTGTTACATGGGCAGACGCATCAATAGCAGCCTGAATAGCTGCTGTATCATCGGTTACGCCATCACCTACAGCGCCAAAGTCTTTAACGCTAACCCTTTCTAATACGCTTCCGCGAACTATTGTTGTCATTCTCCACCACCTTTATATTCGTTACTGGATTCTTTATCGTTTGTTCTAGCGGAGTGATCCGAGTAAGTCTCACTGCTAATGAAGACAGACAGCACACCTGCTGCAGCCAGTATTAAGT